CGCAAGGATGAGTAAAGAGGGTTTGAATCCTGGATAAACCACGTTTGAATGTGGGATGGGTAATTTCCGAAGAAAACGCATGATTTCAGGATGAACAAAAGGCCGGAGTGATTCCGGCCTTTTGTGTTTATTGGACTGTGCCGCAAGCCTGCGTTGCTTTTCTGGGGTCGCCCTTGACGAAGACCAGGACGTGCTGATGGGTTTTGCCCAGTTTGCGTGATACCTCGAAGCCTTTGCCCGCGCGGATTGGTAGCGATCCGGCAGGGGTCACCAGGATGGCTTCGTTGTAGAGCTGGGCACCGGCATCGCGGAAGGCGGCGATGGTGTCGCTGACGAAGCCTCGGCACAGGCCCTTTGTGTCGCGGAAGTCGCCGACCACGAAGCAGGCAAAGCGGTCATGCCGCAGCATGGCCACGCTGCCTTTGATGATCTGTCGATAGGTGTGCAGGAATTGCGGGTAGCGCATGGTCGATAAATCGGCGGGGTCGTCGCTGTAGCGCTCCAGGTTGCCATAGGGTGGGCATGAAAACAGCAGATCGGCTTGCATGGTCGGCAGGGCCTGGCGCATAGCCAGGGCATCGCCTTGCATCCACTGGGGTGCTGGCAGGCCGGGCTGGCCCAGCGCCGTCCATTGGGTGCGGTTGGCCTCTATTTGCTCGGCACGCAGGTCAATGCCTGTGTAGTGGCGGCCTGTGGCTGCTGCCACGATGCCGCGCACGCAGCCGCCTGCGAAGGGGTCAAGTACGTGGTGGCCAGGGGCGCAGAACCAGCGGTAAACCAGTTCGCACAGCACGGGGTCGAATACGCTTGTGCCTTTGTGCTGAATGGCTTCAGGGTGGGCCGCTGCAAACTCGGCCCAGGTAGCTTTGCGGCCTATGTGGACTTCAAATTCATTTTTGGCGGTGTAGGTGGATGGGGGCTGCGAGGAGCTGCCGTACAGCAGTTGGTTGCTGCGGCCCAGTTCGGACTGGATGCCTGCGGCCAGCCATGCAGCTTTGCGGTCACGCCACCAGCCTGCGCGGGCATCCAGCAATGAAAACGGTGCTGCCAGGTAGCGGTCAGCCAGTGATGGGCGTTGTTGGGCCAGGGGGGTGCCGCTGGCCGCAGGGGTGAATGTGGGGAATTGGATTTTGGTCACTTGGGCGTTCAAAGAATGATTGGACGCTCAGGTGGCGTTCTGGTGGGGCGCTCTCGGCGCTCAATTGGTTGTATGCCCCGCAGCGGGGGCACTTGATATGCAGCTTGATATAGCTGCCTTCGGCAAGTTTGCGGCGGCAGTTGCCGCAGCGGATTTCAGTCATTGCAAGCCTTTTTCAAGATTGATAGGCGATAGACTTGCCGGGCTCTCGAGAGCGGCGGGTCTTCGCCTGACTTGCAGGCACGGACTGCGGGTTGGGGGCTTGTTCGGGTGTTACAGCACCCGCCCAGGTCGCCCGTCTTTTTTTCTACGGCACGATCTTTGCCGCCTCGGTAAACAGCGCATCCAGCGCTGCATCGTCCAGGCCCAGCGCTAGCGCAGCGCGGCGCAGAAAAGGGCTGGAGCGCTCCCAGTCCGTTGTGTGGTTCAGTGCTGCGTCGGCTTCGAATGCTTCGTCCGGGTCGGTGATGCCCGCCACAAACGCCTGCACCGCAGGCCACAGCCCGGCGCGGTACAGCACCAGCCGCCCCTGGGCTCTGGTGATTGTTTGCGGCACGGGGGCTGGCGCGGGCGGCGGGTTGAGGTGGGCGTGGATTTCTTCCGCTGTCATTGGGCGCAGGCCGGGCAGGATGTCGGCATCTTGCGAGCCGTCCGCTTCGTATGCGAATACATCGCCAGTGGGGTCGTTTTTGTAGTATTTCATTTAGCGTAGCTCCATCCAATATGGGGGCGTTCCCGCAACGCTCATTCTGTAATAGTGATTGTTGGGCACGATTGCAAACACGTTTTCCGCGTCCCCCGAACCGCCAGGCTGACCGACATTCACCCAATCTGTCCCGTTCGTGGATACCTGCAGCCATGCTGAACCCCACGACCCATAGATGTTTACAGCAATGGGTTTGCCCGTTGTGTTCCGGTACGCAGTTGCGCCAGAGCGTGATTCCTTCATGTCTTGCCACGTCTGCCCCATGCCCAAACTGGCCGCTGCAAGGGCTGCGGGTGTGACAGCCAAAGAGGCATCTGTACCCGCCTGGGCCTGGGCGGTGGTGGCCAGCTTGACGCCGCCTACAACGCTGGTGGTGGCCGCTGGCAGTGTGTAAGTGGTGTTGGTATCCACCCAGGGCACGTTCACCACGGCCTGGCCAGCGGCATTGACCTGCACGGCGTAGCTGCGACTGGCCGTGGCGGTGACGGCGCTCGCTGCCACGGTCTGCACCGTGGCACTGCCCAGCTTGATGCCGCCCAGCACCGTTGCACTTGCGCTGGGCAGCGTGTACTTGTTGGCCTGGGTGGCGATGCCGTCCAGCTTGGCCTTGTCGGCAGCGCTCATCAGGCCAGCGGCAGAGGTGGTGGCGGCGCTGTAGGTGGTTTTGGTATCCACCCAGGGCACATTCACCACGGCCTGGCCAGCGGCATTGACCTGCACGGCGTAGCTGCGACTGGCCGTGGCGGTGACGGCGCTCGCTGCCACGGTCTGCACCGTGGCACTGCCCAGCTTGATGCCGCCCAGCACCGTTGCACTTGCGCTGGGCAGCGTGTACTTGTTGGCTTGGGCTTCTACACCGTCGAGCTTGGTTTTATCGGCAGCGCTCATCAGGCCCGCTGCCGCTTGGGTGGCGGCGCTGTGGGTGTGGCCTTTTTCGGCATAGCGCTGGTCTAGTGCGCCCAGCAGTTGGGCACTGCTGGCTTTTTTCAGTGCAATGTTTTGCGCGGCAATGACGGCGATGATTTCCTCCTGCACGGTGTTCAGCCAGGCAGCGGTGATTTCGGTGGGCGGTCGGTTGGTAGAGACGTCCTCGTGGACGAACATGTTGTTTACGTGGCCAAGGCCATCAATACGGTGCATGGCTAGATACCTGTGATGTCGATAAACCAGAGAACCACGTGGGCCTGGGCGAATGTGGCCAGCGCGGCTTGCAAGGCTTGCAGGTGGGCAGCGTTGATGGCGCTGCCGTCGTAATAGATCAGGATGGAGTAGCGGCTGGAGGTACTCCACAGCGCATCGCCTACGCGGCTGCCCACGCGCAGCGGGCGGGGCAGGTGTTTGACGGTGACAAGCGGCTGGCCAGGGGTGCCTTGCAGCGTGCCCAGCGCTTCATCGGCCACCCGCTGGTACGCCGATAGGTGCCAGCTACTTTCTTTCGGGCGGTGGGTGGCAATTGCGTGGTCGAGCAGTTGCTGCGCGTGGGCTTCTATTCGCGCAAGTTCTTGCGCCGTGCCCAGAAGCATGTTGTCGCCCAGGCCGCCTGCGGGCCATTGCCAGGCGGCACCTGGGGGCAACAGCGCAGCGACGGCGGCAGCAAATTCGCGGGCACTGTGCAGCGGTATTTTCATGGCTGCCATTTCAGGGTGCCCAGCACCAGCACTTCGCCGGGGGCCGCCAGGGTGTTGCCTGCCGGGGCAGCAAGGGTGTACTGGCTGGTGATGGTGCCGATGGCGGCGTCGATTTCCGAGCGCAGCAGTTCGGCGTTCTCGGTGGTTTCCGTGGCGATGGCAGCAGTCAGGGCCGCTGTAATGTCGGCACGCACTGCGCTGCTGTCCGCCGCTGGGGCCAGCAGCACCGTGATATCTACATAGTGGGGGATGGGGGCGGCAACACGCCAGTCTGCCGTGGCGGGGGCGGTGTTGTAGAGGTAGTCAGCTACCGCATCCAGCACCGCTTGCGTGGGCAAACGATTCGGCAGGGTGTTGCAGATGGGGCGTACCAGTACGGTGCCAATGCCCAGCACATGGGGCTGCACCAGGGCGGTGGTGATGCTGGGGTGGGCGCTGCGTGCCCAAAAGCGGTAGTCCTCTGGCTTGCCGCTGCGCGCGCCCCGTGTGACGGCGACCTGCCACTCATCCGTTACGCGGGCACGCCAATCTTCGGTGGATTCTTCCTCGGCCCCGCCCGTCAGGCCAGGGGCAGCAATGGCCAGCGTGCTGGCAACGCCGGGGGTCGGGTCGATCATCATCAAACTGGCACCCGCCCCCAAATTCCCGCCCGTCCCCGCATCGGTGCAGCGCACGGCAATCGGCGTAGGGCCGCTGCCCAGGGTGACGGCCGATTGCACGGTGTAATCCCGCGCATTCGGCCCGCGCAGTGCTGTGTTTGCCAGTATCTGCGCACCGGCTGCGCCTGTGGCCAGGGCTGTGCCCGCCGCTGGGGATGCGGGCAGGCGGCCTACGCGGTACAGGCTGGCCCAGTCGTACAGCCGCTCTTCGTCGCAGGTCAGCGGTGAGCATTGCCGGTCAATCCACTCCAGAAAGCCGTGCTGCCCATGGCAGGCCATGGCCCAGGCAGATGCCAGCGGGCCGCGCAGCACGGCGGGCATGGTCGCAAGATCGGCGCTGATGCGGGCGGCCAGGGTGGCATAGCTGGGGCGTTCGTAGGTGGCGGGCACGGGGGGCTAGAGGTGAATACGGGTGGAAAACTGGCGTCCATTGTGTTTTCCAGTCACCCGCAGCACGACGCTGGAAACGTTTCCAGCGCCTGCGCCCTTGGCATCTTCTTCTTGCACGTCGATCTGCTCCAGCGCGGCCCCGGCATGGGCCTGCAATGCGCTGCGTACCATGCCCAGCGCTTCCTGCCGGGCGCGGCTGTCCAGCGCCTGGCGGCGTACATGCCACAGGCCGCTGCCTGCCTGCGGCGCGGCATACCAGCCGCGCTGCTCAAAGCGCTCTGGCACCCGGCTGGCCGGGGCCTGGGCATCGGTAAACAGCACGGCATAAATGAGGGTGGCCACGGCAGCGGCATGGTCGGCCTGGGCCGGGTCATCTGCGGCCAGGTCAAACTGGCCCCAATCGGTTTGCACCAGTTTCAGCATGGTCACTTCGTCCTTTGCGTGGGCACGGCGGTTTGGCCGCGCACATCGTTTTCCTGGTGGGTGTGCCGGTCGTACAGCTCACGCATGGCGGACATGGTTTGGCCGCCCTGGCCCGCGTTGTCCAAGATGTCGCCGCTGCATTTGAATAGCGGGGTATCGGCCAGCACTTCTGGCGTGTTGGTGATGGTTACCGGCTTGCCCGCGCCATCGATCACGATGCCGCTGCGGCCCAGGCGCACGCTTTGGCCCTGGTCATCATGCAGGGCCACTTCCCCTTCTTCCAGCTCCATCTGGTAGCGTTTGTCGCCAATCACCAGGGCCAGGCCGTATGAGCGGTCGCCGCCGGGAAAGACCAGGTACGGCTGGCAGCCGGGCTTGGGGCGGTAGGAAAACCCGTAGGGTTCCACCCGCGCCAGGTTGCCCAGGGTTTCGTCCGATAGCACACGGGCCTGGATTTTTTCATTGCCGATAAGCAGGCCCACGCCGTGCGCGAATAAGAGTTGCATACGCCGCCAGATTTGTGCGCTCATTGCCCGCCCTCCTTGGCCGCTGTTGTGGCGTAGGCATTGCGGTGCATCAGGGTCAGCGCAGTGATGCTGCCGCCTTTTTCATCCAGCCGAAAGGCCCGCTCGCCAATCAAAAACACGCTATCAATCGCTTCACTGGGGATCAGCACGCGCACTTGCGTATTGATGGCCCAGGGGCGCAGTTGGCCCTGGGCATCCTGGTAGCGCCAGCCCGGCACTTCCAGCTCAATGCGGTGCGCTCGTGCCTGGCGGCGGTTGCGCTCCAGCTCGGCGCGGCGCCCGCAGCCGCCCAGGCTTTGGCCGTGCCGGTCGGCCACAATGTGCAGGGGGCGAAAGTAGGCAATACCGGCATCTGTGGCGCCGCCCTTGAGCGCTTCATCGGCAGCGTAGTCGTAGCCCTTCACCACGTAATCGGAAAACCGCAGCTTGTATTCGTCCACGATGTTGTAGCGCACGAAGTGCCTGCCGTATTCCATCATCGTTACCGGCGCGGCACTACTGGGCGCAGTCAGCAGCAGCCCGCCATCGGGGCGCGGGTACAGCAGAAGATTGGCGGTGCGCACGGCATTGATAAGGGCGTTTGCAGGCGCTTCGCATTGCATTGAAAAATCGGCAATAGCCGCTGTAGCCGCGTCCAGTTGCACGGGCACTTTGAAAGTGCGGCCCAGGCGCTGGATGATTTCGCCCAGCTTCAGCCCCGATAGCGTCACAGAGTATTGGCAATCCACCAGTTCGCGCCCCAGCGATCGGGCGGCCAGCTCGATGTCGTGGTCGCTGGGGCCTACGCGCCGGCGCAACTGGTCTACCCGCACGGTAGTGATGATTTCGCCGCCAATCAGCACCTGCACTACGGTATTGGCCGATAGGCCCAGGTCATTGCCGGGGCCGCTGCGGCCCATGGCCAGGCTGACAGAAGCGCACAGATCGTCCACGGATTCGCGCACGTCCACGCTTTGCCAGAAGTCATAGCGCACCCCGCCGAAGCGGATTTCTACCCGGTCATCCATACACTTGCCCCTGCACAAACAACGGGTGGCGCACCGCATTGCGGTCCATGAATGCGGCGGCATCCACGCCCAGCCGGTGCGCCAGCACTACGGCGGGCAGCGGCGCAGCAATAGTGCGCGTGGCCGCTGGCCGCAGGTCTTGCGCCAGCAGCGCTTCAATCAGCGCGGTGCGGGCGGCGGCGGCAGCATGAAACACCGCATCCGGCAGCGTGGGCAGCAGCGCATCTATTGCAGTAATGGCGCTGTGCAGCGCGGTATCACGCTGCTGTGCGGCCTGGTACTGCGCCAGGGCTACCTGGGCCGCTGCGGATACCAGCAGGCGGGCGGCCAGCGCATTCACTTGCTCCAGGGCGCGGCGCGTGGGCCCATCCGCCTGCGCCCAGCCGGGCACGTCGGCGGTGCTGCCATCGCCTTCGGCACCCCCGCCCTGGCCTGCAATGGGGGCCAGGGCAGCGCTGGCAAAGCGGGCGGCAATGCGTACACGCGCCTTATCGTCCAGCCCCATCGCGCCCGCAGCGCGGCTGCCCACTGCGGCATCCATCCCTGTGCCCTGCATGGGCTGCTGCTGGGTGCGGTCAATGCTTTGCACCAAGGGCGGCAGCCGCCATAGGCCAGCCACGCCAGTGCTGGCGCCGGGGGCATTGCTTTGGCCGGGCTGACCCGGTTGGCTCTGTTGATTCGGCATGGTGCTGCGGGTGGCTGATAGGGCCAGGCCACGGCTTGCGCTGCTGCCGCCGCTGAGTTCATGGGCCAGGCCCCGCCATGCGGCGGCATAGGCCGCTGGCATGGCCAGCAGGGTGGCAAGATCACCCCGAATGCCGTCAATCACATTTCTGATGCGGCTGGCCCAGGTCAGCGGCAGCGTGGCCAGGGCGATGACCTGGCGCAGCACCTCCAGCTTTTGGTGGACGAAGGCGATCACGGCGTTCAGGCTGATTTCACTGAGCGCATCCAGAGAAAAATCAAACTGCGCAGCATCTGCAAAAGCTTCGATGCTGCTGGCCGCCTGGTCGCCGGTATCCAGCAGGGGCTGCACGCTGTCCCCGCCGGGCACAAAGTCCACGGCCACGGTGCAGTAGCCGCCTTTGTCGGTGCTTTCATGCACAGACCAGGATTTGGCGCGTACCCACAGCAAGCCCAGCCAGGGGTGGGTCAGCCACTCTGGCCCCGGCTGCGCCAACTGTTCCAGAAAGCGGTTACGCGCCAGGTCGTATTGCGGGCCGATGAAGTAGGCATTCAGCCGCCAATCCCATGCGGCCAGCCCCAGGTCTTCTACGCTGGGCACATCCCCGCCAGGGTATTCATGCACTACCAGGCGGCGCCCGCCTTTGGCTTCATGGCTTTCAGCCAGAAATTCTTCCCCGCGAAATGCTGCGCGGGGCAGCCGTTCAATCCAGCCCGTCATGGTGCCCCCGTTGAAAGGTTGCCGGTGTCTGTGTACACGCGGCCTGCGCCGCTGGCTTGCACCGATTGCGATTGCAGCACCTGGCCCGGCGCCAGGTCTACGGACAGTTTGACGGCCACATCGACGGGGGGCTGCGGTTGCGGCTCGGCAGGCTTCATCAGGTCTTTGATGCCCTCCCATGCCAGGCCAATTGCGCCGCCCGCTGCCGCACCTATGCCCGTGCCCAGCACGGGAATAATGCTGCCCAGCGTGGCCCCCATGGCGGCGCCGGACATGGCGCTGGAGCCGTAGCGGGCGATGGCCGAATCCTCGCCAAAGCCCTTGCCCAGCGCCCAGCCGCCCACTTCGGATGCCAGGCCCGCCACGCTGCCCACTTTTCCGGCTTTCATGGCCATCCTCCCTACTTTGCTGGCACTGGCCCACTCAGCAGCGCGGCCCAGGGCCGCAGTGCCGGGCAGGCCCTTGCCTTTGCCGCCGCCGACACCCCCGCCCATAGCCAGGCTGGCCAGGCCCGCTGCGCCTGCCAGTGCCCCCAGAGCGGGGGTGGCCAGCGATACGGCGCCTACCATCGTAGGGTATTTGGCTGCCAGGCCCGCAAATGCGTCCGCAGCGCGGCCAATGGCCGGGGTCAGGCTGTCCATGGCGGCTTTTTGGCCTATTTCCATTTGCTGCGCCGCCTGGCGGGCCTTGAACGATGTGGTCTCGGAAATCACTTCATAGTTTTTATCGCCCGCGCCGCCACTGGCCACATCGTTATCGCGCACGGTTTGCAGCACGCCCTGCATGTATTCGCGGTTGTTCATCATGCCCAGCAGGGCCATCAGCGCCTGCTGGTCTTGTATGACTTTGCCAATGCCTGCGCCCTGGGCCACTTGCGCCATGCTCTCCAGCGTGGCGCGTTTTTCATCATTGGTGGTGGCTGCCTGCAACTGCTTTTGCAGGGCTTTGTAGTCAGACCGCTTGGCCACAGAGTTTTGCACCAGGGCGGCAAAGGCGTCGATGGAATCGACCCCCTGGCTTTGCTGCTCCTGCAAGTATTTAGGCAAGTTGTAGCCCAGCTTCTTGGCATTGTTTGCCGTGGTGCCGCTGTTGATTTTGAGCAGCAGGTCTTTGACGTTGTTGCCCGCCTCGTCGGTGGTGCCCGCCGTAATGGCTGCCGCCTGGTTCAATGCGGCTATCTTGGCAAAGCCCTCGCGGCCTTTGAGGCCGCTCATGCTGGCAGCAGCCATTTGCTGGGGCAACCATTTGGCCATGTCACTCAGCTCAAAGCCGCCCGCCTGGCCCGCTGCAATGGCCATGTTCAGCATATTGGGCAGGTCTGCCGCGTCAATGCCAAAGGTTTGCATACCCCGTATGCCGATTTGCGCAAGCTCTGTAGCGTCGGTATTGCTGGCGGTGGCAAAGCGCATCAGTTGGGGCAGCATGGCCAGGGCCTCGCTTTGGCCTACGGTGCCGCTGGCCAGCAGCTTGTCCAGCGCATCGGCGGCCTGCTCGCGCGTGCCGCCGCCTTCGCCCACGGCCTTGTTGATCGCGCCTTCCAGCTCTTGCATACCGATTTTGCGGCCCTCTTTGTCCCGCTCTGCATAGGCCGCATTGGCCATGTGCGCCAGGCGCTCATCAAACGCCATAGCGGCCTGGGCCGGGGCCTTCATCGTGTAGGCCGCAGCGGCTACACCGGCAACCGCTGCGGCGCCGGTGCGCAGCATTTGCTGGCCGCGTGCGGCCTGGGCGCTGCGCTGCTGCTGGGCCGTCAATTTGCCCATTTCATTGGTCAGCGCAGTGACTTTCTGGCGCATCGCATCGTAGGCGCGGGCCTGTTGGTCGGCAGATAGCCGCCCCGCGCCCGCCAGGCGGTTGTAGGCCGCTTCGGTGCGCTGGATTTCGCGCTGAATGCTGTGTTCGCTGCGAATGCCCAACTGCTGGCGGGCCTGGGCCAGCGCCGTAAAGCCTGCACGCTGGCGGGTAGCGCCCGCCTGGGCGGCTGTAGCGGCCTGCTGTGCGGCGCGTTCGGTGGCCGTGGCCGTTGCTGCGGCTTCGCTGCGGGCCTGCTGGCCCGCGCCCTGGTGGCTGCGGCCCTGGCGGGCTGCGCCTGCTTCGGCAGCAGCGGCGGCCTGCTGCGCGGCGCGTGCGGTGGCGGTGGCCGTTGCTGCGGCTTCGCTGCGGGCCTGCTGGCCCGCGCCCTGGTGGCTGCGGCCCTGGCGGGCTGCGCCTGCTTCGGCAGCAGCAGCGGCCTGCTGCGCAGCGCGTGCGGTGGCGGTGGCTGCTTGCCCAGCCGCCTGCCGGGCGGCGTTGCTGGCCGTTTGCAGCCCTGCGCTGGCGGTATCGCGCAGCTTTAAGACAAGCTCGACATCGACGGATGATGAGGACACAAAAAAGGCTCCAGTACCAAGGTACGTGGAGCCTACGGCCAGGGGCCGGGCAGCGCCCGGCGGGAAATGTTTCGCGTGGCAAGGAGCTGCCCCTAGCGGCGAAATGTGCGCCCGGTCATCGCCGCCGCCATGTCTGCCCACAGGTACAGCTCGGCCAGCGGCAGGGCTTTCAGTACGGGCAGTGGCTGGTGCAGTACGTGCATGGCCAGGCCCAGGGCGCTCAGGATGGTTCCGACTTTTTTTCCAAGTCTTCGCCTTCCTGCGCTCCTGCTTCGTCCTGGGCCATCAGGGTGTCCACCACTTTTTGCGCGGCGCGAAAGTCGATACCGCGCAGGCGCTCGATCACCGTTTCATCGGTGCCGGTCATGCTGGCGATCAGTGCGATGGATTGGGCAACACCGCCGCGCCGGTCGAAGGCCAGGTAGTCGCTGGCCATGGTGTAGTCGCGGAATGTCAGCGCTTCAAGGGTCTTACTGCCCATGGGCAGCGGGTGGCGCAGTGTCAGTTTCATGGTGCAGGCTTTCTTAGGCGATTTTTTCGGAGGCGTTGGACATGAAGGTGATTTTTCCGTCATCGTCCCCGATGGGGATCGGTTCGAGGGTGAACGCCTGGCTCATCAAATGCACGCTGCCATCGGCCAGGCGAATAGTGATGTCCTCGTTTTCAATGGTGTTCAGCGCCATCACGTCCAGGCCCGCCAGCAAATTCAGGTTCAGCTCCAGCTTGGCGGCAATGCTGGTCTCTGTGTAGCCGCCGTCTTCGGCCAGGCGGCCTGCCTTGTGTTCGCGCTTGATGCCGCCAGGGGTGAAGGTGCCGGGTTTTTCGGCCAGCGGCAGTTTGCCGATGCTGGGCACGGATACGGTGCGGATGTTGGTGATTTTTGCCACTTCAAATGCCTTTCAAACGGGGTTCAATACTGCGGTACGGCTTTGCGGAAGCTGCTGCGCCCGGCAAGGATGTAGAAGGGGGAATTGACCACCGGGTCATCCTTGAAATTGAAGCGGCTTGGGTTGCCCGGGTCTTGCTCCACCGCCAGGGTGCCCTTGTAGTAGTCGTATGCCTGTACCCAGCCGCGCTCGGCCATCAGCACGTTTTTGTAGAGCGAGAGAAGGAAGGCGCGTACCCCGTCTTCGGTCGTGATGCGCAGGCCGGGGCGGTAGCCCTCATCGGTTTTTGCAGCCACGGTGCCACGGAATTTCTTGATCGCGCCCATGCGCTGTTCGTAGCGGATGCGCTCCATCACCTCGGCTACGTTGATGTCCAGCCAGGCATCGTCTGCGCTGCCGTCGCTGCGCGTTTGGTACATGGAGATCAGGCGCTTGATGTAGCAACTGCCGTCGTTGCCCACTTCCATCAGCGATATGCCCTTGTACAGCAGGCTGTTGCCCTGGGTGAAGTCGTTGCTGCCCACATCGGCCACCAGGCCAGGCAGGGGCGTGCCCTCCAGCGAAATCACCGGGGCGTTGTACAGGCGCGGGGCAGCAGCGGCGGCCAGGGTGGCGGCTGCCTCCCAGGTGGTGGGCGGGTTCAGGCCCAGCCACAGGGTGCTGATGTGTTCGTAGTTGGTGGCTTCGCCCAGGCTGGCCGCCGCTTCGTAATCGCCGCGCAATGCAGCAAATGCCCGAAAGCCCGCCTGCACCGGCACGCGGTAGCGGCGCTGGCTTTCAGCGTGCCAGGCGGCCAGGCTGGCGGCATCGCTGATGCCCAGCACCACGTAGCGGTACCAGCGCTGGCCCAGCAGGGCGGGCAGATCGCCGGGCAGCGGGTCGCCGGTGCCGCCGCTCATGGCGGCAATGTCCAGCGTCACGCCGTCGGGCATGGGTTCGCCGTACAGGCCCACGCGCAGGTCAATGGCATTGCCGCTGCTGCCCGTGTGCCGGGCCGTGAGCGTCAGCGTGCCGTCTTCGGCCTGGGCGGTTACGGGCATATCTGCGCCCGCTGCTTCAATGGCCTGGGCCATGCCCAGCGCAATGGCTTCGCCGCCCTGGTTCTTTTGCACGCCCACGCTGACAAGGCGCTGGGCAATGTACAGCGCCAGGGTGCCGCTGGCCGTGGCCTGCCCCGTAATGGTGATGGCCCCGGTGGCAGCGGCCCCTGCGGGGTTGTCGGCATAGGGCAGCATCCACACATCAAACGTAGGGTCTACGCTGCGATAGCTGGCAGCCATCTGGGCCAGCATGGAGCCTGGGCCTGCCTTGCGCTTGGCGTCTTCAATGCTGGAGATGCGCACGACTTCGCCAGCCGCTGCGCTGCCGCTGGGCAGTTTGTGGCCTACCAGCAGTACGGCGGGCAAATCCCCGCCCAGGCCCGCCTGGCTGCCGTCGATTTCGATGTACGCGCCGGGGTAGCGCAGGGCTTCGGGCACTTCGGAAAATGTGATGCTCACGGCTTCTCTCCTGTGTAAACAAGTTGGTCAAAAGCGGGCGGGTTGCCCAGGTAATTGGTCACCAGGCCATCGAAGGCGTAGCGGTCGGCCCAGAACAGGTCTTGCGCGGTGTACTCCACCACCTTGCCGCCCTGCCAGCGGATGGGCTGCTGGTGCGCGGCGGCCTGCCAGCCTTCCAGCAGCGTGAATACGGCCTGGCGGTAGGCCAGCAGGATTTCGTCGGTTTCGCCCAGGGCGTGGCGGCGGGTGTTTTCAATGGCGATCACCACGTCAAATTCGGGCGTGGCCAGTGCGGACCGCTCGCCCTGGCGGGCGGCCCGGTCGCTGGCCCGCACCACCCAGGCAGCGGGGTACGGCAGGGTATCGGGGCGCAGCAGCGCGTAGGCAGCAGCGCCGTCCACTTGCCGAAACCACAGGGGCTTGAAGCCCTGCGGCGGCGCAGCCAGGCGCGTGATGATGGGTTGCAGCGAGATCACAGGCCCACCTCGTCACCGGCATCGCCATCGTCCGCACCGCCATCCGTGCGGCGGCGCTGGTAGCGGCTGCGCCCGCTGATGATGTGGGCCGCATCGGTGGCCGCAGGGGCCGGTTCATCGGCGGGCGCGGGCAGCAGGTTGAGATTGCCCAGGCTGTGCGCTTGCAGCGTCTTGATGGCCGCCTCATAGGCTTTTTGCACATCATCGGACATGCGCTCGGCGCCTTGCAGGTAGTACAGGGCGATGGTCGATGCCAGGCGGGCCAGCAGCGTGCTTTGTGCGGTGCGGGGGATGCCGTAGGACAGCAGCAGGGCATCGGCATCGGCCAGGGCCTTGTCGATGGCATCCAGCGCCAGGGCCAGGGCCGCCTGGTCAGCGGCGTCAAAGCCGCTTAAATCGCCGCCCTCGATGGCGGTGCGCAGTGCATCATTGGGCACCATGCCCATGTCTGCGGGCACCGCCAGGTTGGCCAGGCGGTTGGCATTGCTGCGGGCCAGCAAATCGGCACGCGATGCAAAACACGGGGTGGCTGTGTCAGGCATGTCAGGCATTACTGCTCCTGGCCCGGGGTGGCAGGCACGGCGGCGGCCAGGGCGGCATCGCGCTCGATGGCCGATACGGTCCAGCCCAGCAGCGCAGAAAGCGCCTCGGTCTTGGGCTTGCCGCCGCCCGTCCACAGGGTTTCATCCTGTGCGTCCAGCTGCGCAATGGCGCGGCCGATGGCGGCCTGGCGCTGGGCCACTTCGTCAGCGGCTGCCGCTGCCAGCTCGCCCACTGTGGGGGTGGCCGGGGCGTCTTGCGGGGGCGTGTCCTGCACTTGCAGCATCTGCTCGCTGCGCAGGCGCCTGGCAGTTGCATCGTCCACGCGCAGCATTTGCCATTGCGGGCCAAAGCGCACGCCGCAGCGAAAGAAGTGGGCCGCGCCGTTTTTGGGGTGGATGCGGGCATACAGGGTATTCATGGTGCGCTCCTTTACATCCAGGCCGTGGCCAACAGCGCCACCTTCTGGTAATTGGTGTTGCTGGCGCCATTGGCGCCTTGGGCGGCTTTGAGCAGCCGTTCGGCAGCAGCCAGGTTGTCCGGGCCGCACAGCAAGGTGTCGGGGACGATGCCCAGGCGCTTGCCGCCATCGCCACGAAACTTCATCATGGCCTGGTAGGCGGCCTCGAAGTTTTCAGCATTCAGCTCGGCTTTGGAGCCAAAGGCGCACTGCCAGAAGCCGTAGGCCGCATTGCCGCGCCAGCGCCCGCCGAAGCTGTACACGTCTTCTTCGAACACCTTGCCGCTTTGGGGCGAGGTGAGCGCATCGAACTGGGCGGCCACGCGCTCTTGCAGGTAAATGGGCGCCGGGGCGCGTTTGGTACACAGCAAAATCCAGGGTGCGCCATTGCCCTCTTGCACGTTGCTGATGCTGGTGGCGGCGCCGGTGCCATCGGCATTGGGGTACACGGGGTGGTCGGCATCAAAGAAATACTGCCCGTCGTAGCACACCTGGGCAAAGCCATCGGCCAGCGCCTGAAAGATCAGGTCGTTCTTCAGATCGGTGGCGGCCTGGCCAGCGCTTTCGGCCAGGGTGCCGTAGTGGCCGATGTTGTCGTCTTCCACATCGGTGCGCTCTACGTCCACCGTGGTTTCAAACTTGCGGTTCTTGACGGTGTAGGCCAGCTCTGCCACCTTTTTGTGCTGGCGTGCGCCCACCCATTCGCGGAAGGCGGGGAACTGGGTCAGCCAGGCGTAGGTGTTGCTGGCGCTGGAGCTGGTGACCAGCTTGGCCACTTTTTTCCAATCATCCGGCGATAGCGCCAGCCCCGCATTCCAGCGGGTGCGCAGCGTGGTTTTAAGGGCGTCAAATTCGGCCTGGGTCATCATGGGCATGGCGGGTTCTCTTTCCTTTTCTGGTGGGCAATCAAGCTGTTTTGGTTTTGGCGAAGTCGGCGGGCGCTACGCCCAGGCGGCTGCACATGGCCAGTTCGGTCTCGCTCAGGCCATGCTTGCCGTCATCTGCCGGTGCGCGGCCATCGCCCGCCTGGCGGTTCAACATGGCGACGGGGGCGGTGGCTTGCAGGTATTCGGTCAGCGCGGCCAGGCTTTGCTTTTCTGCCCAGGGCTTTTGCGCCGGGGTCAGGCGGCCATCGCTCAGTGCGGTTTGCAGTAGCTGGGCGTGCTGGTCTTTCTCGAGGGCCTGCGCTGCGGCGGCTTTTTCGGCCAGCAGCGCATCGCGCTCTTGCGTCAGCGCC